AAAAGCACCCCAGGCAGTTGGAAAGTATGTTGTTTTCGTTCCCGCCAAACTACAAGCCCATAAAGGTTCACCAAAAACTAACGTTGTTTTATGTAAATGAGGTTTCATTCTTCAACTCCGAAATGTTCTTGAATATGATGAACACAATCTCGCATTGCTCGGTCATATCCTTTATCCCAATCTTCTTCTGCGGCTTCATTGGTATAACGCTCTGGAGTATTATCAATCAGCGTTTGGACACATTCTGCCACAATCAACTCGGCGAACTTTTTACATTCGGGCATATCCCAATGCCCCACACCAAATGAATCGGGTAAATATCCAGCCTGTACAGCAAGTTCTTGAATTCGTTCGTTCATTTTGGTATATTATACTCACGGGTATATTGGCTCGTCACTGAGCCGTAAATCGGAGGCGCTGGGTATTGCACACTAGGCTCTACGGGTAGCCCAAATCGCCGGCGTATATTCTTTTTGTCAGCCTGCGATCCGCAGCAAGCTGCACATTCTTCCACAATCAACTCGGCGAACTTCATGATGGCCGCGCGGTCATATTCATCCATTTCGTCCCAACAGCCCTGTGCGGTTAGTCCGACTTCATACATTAATTTATCAAAACCATCGTTCATAGCACTCTCAGTAACAAAGTATCTTCATTGAAGCGACCATTGAGCGGGGTCTCGGCAGTGGTGAGATCCGACAAAATCTTTCTCAAGGCTACCTTGCCGGCCGACATCATCTTAGGAATAACCACATCGGGTTTACGCAGAGTACGCTGCACACTGGCGTCGGGATCATAACCCTGCAGGCTAGTACCCTTGACGCTGAAGCCGCTGGCACCTACTGCAACATACACACCCAGCTTCTTGTTCTTGATATTATAAACCCAGAGCTGCTGGGCACCAACAATGCTGGGCGCGCTCACACTCTTTAACTCTTCATGCTGCTTCAGATACTTTAGCTTGGCTACCTGCTCGCCTGCGGGCTTGGCCTTCTTTACACGTGGCTTACGATTGGCCTTTTTAAAGTTGGCATATCGATCCGCATCTTCCATCAGTGTCTGCAGAAACTCTTTGAGTGCCTTGATGTCGCGCTTGCCGGCATGACGCCAGGCTTCGGTGACTTGCTCGTCTGCACCAATGAGATCTAGTTCGGCTAGTTGTCGTTCACAGATGGCAGCGACACCTGCAAGGTACTGCTTGGCGACGTTGTGAGCCTGACAGTACTTGTACAGGTTGTAGCCAGTAGGCTTAAAGGAATTAGTAATAAAATTATCAATCTCGCCATCTATGGCTTCTCCCAGAAACTCGGCCTGCTTCTCTGCCATGGCATCCTGAATGCTGCGCTTGGGTGTTGCCACAGTCGTCGTGGTAACAGGATCTTCTTTCACACTCTTGGCTTGGGTCAGCAGTTCTTGAAAATGTGCAGCCATGCGTTTCTGTACTGTGTCTTCAAACGCAGTACCATTCATTGACATGCGGGCGACCCAGCCAAAGGTGCGGCTAAATTTATCTTCATCGATCTTGGCCCAGAATTTATAGTCTGCAGGCCAGTTCTTCTTAACCCAGGCACCAGCATAGGCCAGTGCATCCTTCTTGTCTTTTTCGTAGTTATACCAGTTCATGGCCTGCATGAACTTGCCCTGATTGTCAGCATCAAAGGCATCGTGCTTGGGCTCGCTGGAAACCGACGGTCTAGACATGCAGATCTCCCAGATTAAAACTAAACTGTTTCACACGATCAAAGCGGAAGCTACGCCAGTCCTGTTTCTCCAGATCCCAGACACTCAAAGCATCTTCGGATCGCTTGCGCGGTGCGGCTTCTTCTTTCTGCAATTTATCTGCAGGAATTAGGTCGGGATGCAGACTACAGTGCAGCCAGCGTTCAGTACCATCGGCTTTGGTGAAGCATACATTGACTCGCTCGGTGCGGATCACTCCTGTGAGCCAGTCACGAAACAGTTTGCGGTCAGCATCTGAGGCTGTGGCATACCAGGTGTCTTTCCAGGTTGTAAAATCATAACTCATTGTTACTCCTTAGGATAATGCTAGTTCTTCAAAATTTGCAACACGATACTTTTCAAAATAACCATAATGATCCTGGTATTTTTTACTATAAGCGAATTGGATTCTTTCTTTGTGGCTGTTCACACCGTAGCATGCAGTCTTAACAATAGGAACATGCGACGCAGGAACAAAGAAAAAGTCAGTAGCTTCTTTGATGGGATTAAAGGCCGTGATTCGAAGGGCGCCTATTTTTGTTTCTATGCTTCCAATAGTGCCTTTTCCAGTACTAATATTGACGGTGGTGGTCTTGCTGTCACTGAAATCGGAAAAATCATACCCCTCGCTATCTACAAAGTCATAAGGACCAATAGCTGCCAGGCTTTCTTCTACGAGCCGTTCTATGTTGAAGATTTCGCTGTGCTTTAGACCATAGCGACGAAGATCGGCACTTTTTACAAACTCAGGATGATACAGACAAATTACATCGCGCATCAATACTTGATTCTTGTTCATAGTATCCTCTCGGTAATGTATCGTTTGGCTTCACGGGTGGTACGAAACTTCTCACCATCTATGCTAATGGATCTGCCCACAATAGTCAAGCAGAATTTTTCGTTTTTATTGACATAGGCCTTCTTACCACGCACCACTTCTTTGCTGAAGGTGTTCTTCAGCCCAGCAAAGTACAAAGTGTCGGCCAATTCTTCGCGATACTGCAGAGCTATGAATGCATCGTTCATTGTAGTCGGAATTTCTTCAAATAAGCATTGGCTTCGGCATAGGGATCATCTATGCTGGCTTCGATGTTGCTCAGCACCTGATCAAAGTGAGCCAACATCACCATCTTGACCAGACTCTGAACCTCTAGTTGCAGGTCAGGCTCCAGGCTGGCAGCCCAGGCTTCTAGATCTTCGATGTCTTGAAACTGCCACATACGATCCAGTAGCTTGACCTGCTCCATGGTGAGCCCGTCTATGGTCAGACCATGGCCCAGACGATCTTCACGCATCAGACGCTTGCTTTGAAAGCCGCTCATGCAAACATGGCAGCTTTTTCTGCTGCGATCTCTTTGATGGCACGGCCTGCTGCAGCCTGACTCTCAGTAAAGGCATAGTCGTTGCTCAGACTATTATAACCATCATAGAAGGTCCAGACACCGTTCTTCAATACCTCTACCTTGACATCATAGAGTACATCGAAGGGCGAACCATCGTGGACGATTCGAACCAAACCAAAATCTTTTGCTACGTACATATCAATCTCCTCATCATATCTATAATTCTAGCACCTTTGTGGGTACCTGTCAAGCCCATTCTATTACCTTGGCTGGAAACATAATCCGGCCTTCATACTCCAGCTGATCCTGCTCGAAGGGAGTGAGCTCGTCTTCGTCCAGCAGCTTCCAGTCAATGATGGTTTCGGTGTAGGCGTCGGTGGCCTTTTCAATCTGATCACGCAGAACCATCACAGCCGTGGTGGCTTCTTCTTCGTCCCAGATGCCGGTCACCACATACTCATCGCCACCCTTGGCCTTCCAATAAGCCTCGGCACCAGTACCCAGAGTACCGTCTTCGCGCCAAGCATAGTTTTCGTAGACCTGAGTAAAGATAACTACCTTCATATTATTGCTCCTCAAAATAAGAAATACCGATCAGCATGCAAGCCACACCGCAGATGGTCATGCCCAGAAACTGCAGAGCCAGACCAAAGTCTATGTCCACGGTGCTTTCTATGCCACCAACAACACCCAGCATCAGCACCAGGCCTGTGAAAAAGAATACTGCAGCTTTCATATCTCGTCCTTTCATCATATCACCATTCTAGCATCACGATTTGAATTGTCAAGCATTATTTTCTACCGGTGTGGTTAAGCACTGGATCATAGGTTGCGATCAATTCGCGTTCTAGGGCATGAGCAGCAGCCTTGCCACGCACAACCTGATAGATGCCATAGCTATGAGCTACGGTGCCATACTTCACAATGCTATTACACAGAGCCCAGCCCTTGTCTTCGTTGAAAGCACGCCAAACATGCTTCTGGATTCGGACTCGGAGATCTTTCTTGCTGCGTCCTGCAGTAATACCAACATAGCGTGCACCAGTAACATTGTTAATGATGACATATACTATGTGGCATCGATCTGTTCTTTTCTTTCTCATCATACATCCATTATAGCACCACGATGCAAATGGTCAAGCAAAACCAGTAGAAGACCCTACGCAGCAGTCAGGTACTTGTAACCCATTGATTTCATTGAAGAAAAACATCAATGTTATCAATGGGTTAGCAGCAGGCTGAAATATTATTAAATTATTAAGATTTGGTGTCTAGTTTTTAGACACATCGTCGGCTCGACGAGCGTGGGGATGCTCAGGGCGCGGTACCGCTGGTTTGTTGAACACTCGATCCAGTATTTCGGGCGGTATGGTATGAACGTCTTTTTTGTGGATCTTGACTTCTTCGGGATCTACGGTGTCCTGCACTTCTTCATACTGGAATACTGCAGGCGTAGTTTCGGGCACGGCAGTGGCGTCGGCAACCAGTGTGGTTTGCTTTAGTATATTTTCACGAGCTAACAGACTCATGTTGCCAGCTATGACCAGCAGAATAGCCAAGGGATCGAATACAAAGATTAAGCTCATGATGATGAGCCGCACTGCCTTGCCTATCATGTCTTCGGTGCTGGCGCCGTAGATCAGTTCCGCGACGTATTTGATTGGGCCAATCTCAGCCTCAATCTTGCGGACCTCCGCGGATAATGGAGCGCGTTGCTCATTAAGCTGTGTAACCGTTTTCTGTTCGGTTTCGATTTCAGAAAGGAGTCTACCACGTTCCTTTTGTTGGGACCGACGTATAGCAACGGCTTTATCAGCACCTTTTTCGTCTGATGAGCGTGCCATAACCTGATCCACCGCCTCATCCATTTGTTTAAGAGCCTTGCGCGAGGCATCGATGTTCTCCCTGTGTATGCGAATCTTTTCGTCTATGAGGGCTAGTTGTCCAACACTCTGCCCTGTGACTGCCGCCTGGTCCAGGTGGGCCTTGGAAAGGTAACCAAAGATGCCCAGACTCGTAATGATGCTAAGAACAACAACTGAGGCAGTAAAATAATAGCGGAGAATACGAGGAGCGGTACGCCAATTACGATATATCCAGCTCGCTGCAACCAATTTAGCAAGTTCAAGACTTCCTCCCATCAATCCTGTAGCCAGGGGTGCACTACTAAAAATACTGATCAATCCAGCCACACTAAACCAGGCAGCACAACCACTGACTGCCAGCGCACTGAGAAATAACAGACTTATGAATATCATAATTTAAGATGCTTCCTGTGTGTTCTAACCATGATCCAGTTATTATAAAATTCTTCGGGCTTGCGCAACACATCTAGATCGAACTGCACCTTGGCTTCCATGTAGTTGCATTCACCCTTGCTTGGACATAAGTATAGTATGACTCTGCTGAATTTGTCAATGCCTGACTTTTCGATGTCGGCTTTGAGCTCATCGTTGCTGCCGTAGTAGTCACGCCAGTCCGATTCCGCCAGATAGCGTTTCTTTTTACCCTTGACCTGCCGAGTCTTTCGGTTCCAGAATAGTTTTTTACCTATGTAGCGACGCCCAGTCTCCAGATTGGTTATGCAGTAGACAAAACCATAATCGGCAGCACTGGGCTCGATAAATTCAGCATTGTTGTAGATCCACATCAGATACTCCTATAATAGAAGTATCTATCGGAGCTATTCTTCGTCTTCGTCTTCCTGGTCGAAGCTTTCCTC